CGATACCCACGCCCCCGCCCGCAACGGTTCCTGTGACGCCAGTTAAAACCTCGTCAGCGAACATTCGCAAGGTTAGAAAGGCCGCACCCAAAGAGCCTATCGTTCAAATTGCCCGTTCGCCTAAACCGGTCAAAGCGACTGACCAGAAGATTGTTAATACCGATGCCCCGCCAAAACTACCAGATCAAGTAAAGTTAACAGGCGACCAAAGTGCATATGTCGAGTACTACAAAGGGGATGGATTCTATAAATCCAATGAGATTTTACGGAATCCGACGGCTTTTTCTGAGGCCCAAGTTTCCAGCGCTCAAAAAATGCGAAACTCTATTAACTCAGCTGTGAATAAAAGCGAAATGCAAAGCGACGGCGTATTGTTCCGAGGCATCCGGAGTAAAGACGTTTTTGATAACGCTGAAGATTTGATAGGTAAAGAAATACCTATTTTCACGCCACAATCAACCGCCACGAATGCAGGTTCCGCGATAGGGCATTCAGGGCTACTGCGTTTGAAGACGGGTAAATTTGTTAGCGCAAACCCCGACAGTAGCGTAGTGTTTAAAATCAAAACAAAGAAAGGACAGCACGGATTGGATCTTGAGTCGCTATCGATCGGCAATACTGCAGAAAATGAGATACTGCTAGGATCAGGGGGCCGGTATAAAGTTACAGGCGTGCGAACCCTAAAAGACGACTTAGGCAATGTGTCGGGTAAAGTCATAGAGGTAGATTACCTTGAGTGAATATGATATTGACGAGGAAACAGCCGACCGCGTAAATGCCAGCAATTACGATATTGCAGACATCATCGCCACGCTTGACCGAGAGGAAGACGAAGTGGAGGAGGAAACCTAATGGCGCATTTACACGTTCATACACTGTCCGACGGTCGTGAAACTGGGCCAGCGGTGGCCAACGCCGATAATCCAAACTTGCATCTTCACCTGGTGGGCGACGATCCGACATCAGTCGATGCATTCGGTGCCGGGCATACCCACACTTTCCAGGGCGAAGAAACTTCCGGGCCGATAGACCGGGACAGTGTCCACCTTGACGACGACGACGAAAAGGGATCAAAAATGAAACGTGAGATTAAGTCATTTGGCGGCAACCTCATTGAGGTTAAACAAGAAGAGCGTAACGGAATCCCCGTAGGGATCGTTGCGGGATACATAGCCACTTGGGATCTTGACAGGGGCGCCTGGGGCGTCAGGGATCAGTTTATCAAAGGTGCCTTCCTCGAGTCTCTGAATGATCTACGGGCACGAAACCGTTCAGTTCGCCTGAAGGACCACCACGATCGAACGATCGGCACTTTCCCGATAGACGGGGTCTTCGAAGATGAGCGGGGGCTATTCGGAACAGGCGAGATCAATCTTGAGGTACAACAAGGACGGGAAGCATTCGCCCTAGCCAAGCAGGGCGCGATATCTGATTTCTCCATCGGTTTTGCGGTACAGGAAGACGTTATTCGCCGGATGGAGGGCTTCGATCTCCGTGAAATCTCAAAAGCAATAGTTTTCGAGGGCTCGCTAGTCGACGAACCCATGAACCCCGAAGCGCAGATTACCGAGGTAAAAACCGTCGTTCCGTTCCAAGATCTTCCGTTGGCTGACCAGGGTAGATCCTGGGATTCAGACCAGGCAGTCGCCCGGGTGCGTGAGTTCACCGATTCAGAAGATGCGCCGAGCGCTACCTATCGCCAGGCGTTCCTGTGGTTCGATAGTGACGACGCAGATAGTTTCGGGGCTTACAAGCTGCCGATCGCCGATGTGATCGACGGGACATTGACCGCTATCCCCCGTGGAATCTTTGCGGCGGCCGGGGCGCTCCAGGGTGCCCGTGGCGGGGTGGACCTTCCTGCTGACGACCGCCCTCGTGTTATCCGTAACGTCGAGCGTTATTATGACAAAATGGGTCTCGATAGCCCATTCACTGAAGACGACGATAAAGGTCTTGTTACTGCAGAGACGGTAAAAGATTGGAGCGAGAAGGAAATCGAAAAGGCTCTTCACCACGGAACGAAACTCTCAAAGAAGGCCGCTAAGCTTGCGGTCAGTAAACTAAAAGGTGGAAAAGAAAACTCACCCGATTATAATGAAAAAGACTTGACGGACTTGCTCGGCAGTATTAAGAGCATGTCTGACACGATTGGGTAATTTGCGGCGGCAGGGTAGCGTGACGCTATTCACCACCCCGGCGAGATGTTGGGGCTCGTGAGAACCTAAGTTACTTGACACATAAACTCTAACGGAGAAATCCAATGTCAGATCCAACCATTGCCGACGTAAAAGCCGCCGTCGACGCGTTGCAGCAGCAGGTAAAGAGCGGTAAGCCCGACCCTGCCATTATGGAAAAGGTCAACGCGACCCTCGACGCCCACGAAGAAAAGAACCAGGCACTCGCGCTGTCTGTTCAGAACTCGGAGAAGGAAGCCCGAGATTTTAAAGACCGCATTGACGAGCTCGAAGGCATCGTCGCTCGTAAATCTGTGGAAACTGGCCAGGGTGCCGGTGCCTACAAGCAAGCCGACGAATACAAGACCCTCCAGGTATGGTGTCAGGATGGCATCGTCGATGTGGACCGCAAAGCGTTCTTGCGAACCGATAGCGATATCCAAGGCGGGTTCTTGGTGCCGACCGAGCTCGATAACGTGATCACGAAAAAGATCACAGAGATCAGCGCCGTTCGCTCTGTTTCCCGAGTCCGCACCATCGGCTCGAAGTCCCTTGAGATGGCGGTTCGCGCCACCATTCCAGTGGCTACCTACGAGGGTGAGGCTGAAACTGGCACGGACAGCAACAGCACCTATGAGAATGAGTCTCTGGTAACGTTCCGCCAGACCTTCACCACAGGCATCACTCAAGACATGCTGATGGACTCTGCTTTCGATATGGAAGCGGAGATCACCACCGATGCGCAAGAAGCATTCGCTAAAGGCGAGGGTATCAACTTCGTTACTGGTGACGGCGTCAAGAAGCCTGCTGGTTTCACCGCCGACTCCCGAGTACAGGCGGGCGCCCGTAACGGCGAGACGGCTTCAACGATTACCGCGACCGACATCCTGCTGCTGACCGGCGATCTGAAGACCGGATACAACCCGACCTACACGCTGAACCGCCGCACACTGGCGTTCCTGCGCACGCTGAAGGCCGGTGACGGTAACTTCCTGTGGCAGCCCGGCCTTAACGGCGTCGTCGCATCAACCCTGGCCGGCTTCCCCTACGTGATCATGGAAGATATGCCGGACATCGCCGACAACGCGTTCCCGATTGCGTTCGGTGATTTCTTGCGGGGCTACACCATCGTTGACCGAACTGGTATGAGCGTCATTCGTGACGAGTTCACCCAGAAGAAGAAGGCGATCATCGAGTTCACCATGAACCGCTGGAACTACGGCCAGGTCACCCTGCCCGAAGCGATCAAGCTGTTGAAGGTGATTCCATAACCGCCTGACCTTGCGGGGCTATAACGGCCCCGCTTGTTAATTCATTCTTTAGGAGAATTCAAAATGTCCGAATTTGACGGCCATTCCCGAGTAAAAGGCGAAGTCGCACTCGACAGCCAAGATATCACCACCAATACCACCACGGTCGGTAATATCATCGATACGAAAGGCTTCGAGTCGATCGAGTTCCATGTTCAGTCCGGCGTCATTACCGATGGCACCTACACTTTGATCCTTGAAGAAGGTGATGATTCAGGCCTGTCCGATGTGGCTGTGGTCCCTGCCGATGAGGTTCTCGGAGTCCTGACCGGCTTCGTAGCGGCTGACGATAACGCAACCAAGCGGGTCGGCTCGATCGGTAAGAAGCGTTTCCAGCGCCTCTCCATCCTGTCGGCGGGCACATCTACCGGCGCGACGAAGATGTCGTCCATTGCGGTACTGGGCAACCCCCACACCGCTCCGACCGCTGAGTAACTGAAGGGGCCTCCGGGCCCCACCTTTCGAGGGTAGGAGCATGCCTAAGATTCGAGTATTAAAACCCGGCCGCTGGGCGGTACCAGGCAAGCCCTGGCTACCCCAAGTCGATGCCCGGGCAGGCGCCGAGCTTGTTGTGGGTGACGATATCGATTGCGACATGGCGGTCTCTGCGTGCGAATGCGGCAAGGCCGAAGAGGTCGAAGAGCCTCATTCTGACGAAGATCCCGAAGCCATTGAAGTTCGGACCAAGCCTGAAGTCGAAACCAAGCCAGAAGCGGCCAAAGTAGAAACGAAGCCTAAAGCCCGGCGCGGTAGCAAGGCTCCGAAATGACCCAGTTCTATAACCTCAAGACAGAAGCGGCGTCACCGATCGATTTAGCGACCGCCAAGGCCTATCTTAAGGTCACATCGACATCCGACGACGCGCTCATTCAAATCCTGATCGATGCCGTAACGCAATGGGGCGAGAAGTACACGACCCGGGATTTCCGGGCCAAGACCTGGGAACTATTTATCGATGTATTCGCCGCCCGGATATCGCTTCGACGGTCACCGGTGGAAACGATTGATATCGTTACTCGTCTCGTTTCGGATGTAGCGACAACCGTCCCGAATACCGTGTATTATCTGAAAAAAGGAACGCAGTTTTCCGAAGTTCTTCTCAACGATGGTCAGGACTGGCCGTCCGACACTGACGAGCGGGAACAGGCAATTGAGATTGAGTTCTCAACCGTGGCCTTTGGCTGCTTGGATTCAATTAAAAACGCCATTTTGCTACACTTGGCGCATGTCTATACGAACCGGGGAGACTGTGGTTTCGAAGGAGACGCAGTAACCAAGGCGGCCGCTCAATCCGGAGCGACCATCATTTACGACGGTTTCCGCATCTCACGGGTGTAACTATGTCGGATTTAACAGCGAAGCGGGCAAGGGAGCTATTTAATTACGATCCGAAGACAGGCGACTTGACGCGAAAGATCCGAGCCGGGCGTAAAACTCGCGTCGGTCAGATAGTCGGATTTCTACAAAATTATGGGTATCTGATGGTAGGGGTCGACTATCGGGAATATCTTGTGCATCGGGTTATCTTTCTTTGGTGTCATGGACGCTGGCCAGATAGTCAAATTGACCATATCAACCACAATAGAACAGACAATCGTCTTGAGAACCTACGGGAAGCCACTCACCGTGAAAACGGCGTAAACCAGAAGCTGTCAAAAAATAATACTTCTGGGCACAATGGGGTCTACTGGAACAAACAGGTGAAAAAGTGGCAAGCGTATATTACAGTTGAAGGCAAGGCTCGATATTTAGGGATCTTTGACGATATTAACGATGCAATATCTGCCCGTAAACGAGCAGATATTGAGCATGAGTTTCATGAAAACCACGGGAGTAAGTAATCATGGCGGGCGAAAGCGTACTAAACAGATTTGAGCAGGCTGGCGGCGGCAAGGATAATCCCTTGATCCTCGGCGGTACTGTAAACTCCGAAACGGGACAAAACCTGAAGACCAAAACCGTAACGATTCCGATCGGCGATATCTCCACGGCAGGTAGCGTCTGGGTCGTTCCTGGCTTTGCAGGCACCATCAAGAAGATCAGCAACGTGATTGATACGACTATCACCACGGCGAATGCAGGACTGACCTTTGAGATTGGCGGGACGGCAGTCACCGGCGCGGATATCGCCATCGCGTTTTCGGGCTCTCTGCCGGGCACTGTGGACCAATCAACCCCCACAGCGCTGAACGTCATTACGGCAGCTGAAGCGATCGAGATCGTCAAAGACGGCCTTAGTACCGTCGCATCTAACGGTGTCGTGACCTTCGAAATTGAACCAAGCTAGTCGACAGTTGCTAACAGGATCGCTTGTTGGCAACTTCTTTTCGGAGACAGATAAATGACTGACACCGTTTTTATAGATATTGATACCGTATCATGGACGGCGGTTACCACCACCACTGGCGGGTTTATCTCAAACACTTCTGATGAAGATATTCTATTTGTTGAGGCAGCAACGGCCCCGTCCGCAAGTGAAATTCGCGGAAACACTTTGCGGCCAAAAGATCGCTTCACGTATACCCTCGGTGCTGGCCAGGAGCTTTATGCTCGCAGCGCACGCAAAGACGCAGTTGTAGCAAATACTCCTGCATAAAGGAACGCCCTAATGCGAATCATTCTTCTCGTTCTTGTTCTACTGGCCGGCTTTGCCGCGCAGGCCGACACGGTTCGAACCGCAATCAGCAACACAGACTGGGTCGAGGTTCAGCAAGGGACCGCTGGGGTCATTACGAATAATTCACCCCAAGATATTGTCGTCCGCCATGCTTCGATAAAGCCGGACGCCTCTGTAACATCGGGTCACGAGATTCACCCGAGCGAAGACCTCCAGTACACCATACAGACCGGTGAGAAGATATTCGCACGATCGCGGCGAATGTCAAAAGCCTATGTCGCGACAACCGAGAACGCTTTCGTTCCCGGGTTTGATAGCAGGGTTAGTTCGTTGGCCTTAGCTTCGTTTGAAACGAGCGCCAGAGGGAACACAGCCCTCGGGGTGTTCATTCAGGACCAGACCACCCAGTCGATTGACGTGTTCTTCACCGACAAGGAAGCCGACGTCACCACAGCTACGGTTGCTACGCAAGGAGGGCACTCGGTAGACCTTGAACCAGGCCACACTGCGAACATCGGCGACGTTATTGAGTCACGAACGGCCGAGAACTTCGTGCAGGCTGAAATTATCAACGTCGTGGGCGATACGATCACAGTATCGACCCCCTGGAGCCGAACCTTCCCCATCGGGACGGTCGTTGGGCTAGGGTCGCCGCTTCTCAATGTGGTAGGGTCGCTTGCATCGCCGATTATCTTCACAATAGACCCTTCGTCAGATCAAGAAATAGACCTGACTCGATTGATACTAAACATGATTGACTCCTCGTCGATGGACTTCACGACGTTCGGCGGGATCCCGGAGTTGGCCAACGGGGTAACTCTCCGTTACAAACAGGCCGACGGGACGTTTATTAACCTGTTCAACTTCCGTTCGAACGGGGAGTTAATTGAACGCTCCTTTGACCATAATTTCCAAAGCAAAGTCGGCGGCGGTAGCTTCGGTTTCGTGGCCCGCAGCACTTGGGCGGGACAAGACAAGCGGGGTGTGACGATACGTATAGACGGCTCCCTAGCAGAAGAGATGCAAATCGTAATTCAAGACGATTTAACCGGCCTAGATAAGTTCCGGACGGTAGGCCAGGGCCACATAGTCCAATAGGAGCTAGCCATGCCTAGATGCCAGAAAATCACCAGGCGTAAGCGCCAGGTCTGCGTCGGAGATCTCGACACCGAGATCATTCTGCAGGACCGCGATATCCAGGGGATCACGACCTCCGATGTTAACTTCGACGAGACCTTCACGGACGCCGCGACTGTTTGGGCCATGATTGAGACTGTCGCCGGCGCCACGGTGTTTGATTCCACGAATACCGAAGTCGCACTCACTCATCGGATTTACATTCGGTTTGATTCTACCGTAACGGCGGAAACCTGGGTCGAGATCGACAGCGACAAATATGATATCGTGACAGTTGAGAACCTGGACCGGCGCAGCGAGTTTATGCGTTTGAACTGCGTCATCCGGGGGCCAGAAACGAGCAAGGTGAACCTGTCATGAGTTTCGATTTAAAAATAGATCGACAGAATCGGAAGGTCGAAGCTCAGATCAGGAACACTCCACACCTGACGCGGCGAGGGATTCGGGCGGCTTTTTTCAGACTAGGTAACGACCTGGTCGAAGAAGCCCGCCGATCCATCCTTGAGGGCCCCAAGACAGGCAAGATTCGCCGCATCGGAAAGAAGCGACACCAGGCTTCTGCGCCAGGGGAGGCTCCGGCCAACCTGTCCGGCCTGTTGAAGCGCAGCATCGCCTATCAACAGCGTGGCGGGGATCAAATGGAGTTCGGCGCCCGTACAGATTACGCACCGTTTCTTGAGCTAGGAACCCGTCGAATCTCTCAGCGTCCCTATCTGATCTCCGCCGTAGATTCCAAGAGCCGGAACGCCCGGGACCATTTCGAGCGCGAAATTGAAAGCGAATTAAAGCGAGGTGGTGGTCGATGAAAGCCGCCGACATAATCTCCCAGCTTTTAGCCGTGCTGCCCAAGGTAACGCCCCTGTTCTCGAAGTCGGTTGCTATTTCATCCCTGACACGCTCCGGCACCACGGTGACCGCAACAACCGCGACCCCTCATGGCAGGAGTACCGGGGATTTCGTTACCGTCTCCGGGGCGACCACGCCGAACCCGATCACAAGCTTGACCCGGGTCGGCAGTATCGCCACAGGGGTAACTACTGATAACCATGATCTGACCGAAGGGTTTCAAACGACCGTCGAGGTTACGGGCGCGACCGAAACCGAATATAACGGCGCAGCCCTGGAACTGCTATCGGCCAACAACCGGAAGACCTTCACCTATACCGTGCCTGGGACGCCCTCCACCCCCGCCACCGGCACCCCCACGCTTCAGGAGAACAAGCGGGCCGGGTATAACGGCCGGTTCTCTATCACCGTTACCGGCGCGAGTACCTTCACCTATGAGATCACGACGACGCCCCGGTCCCCTGCCGGCGGAACGCCACTGGCGCATACTGAGCTGAGGGTATCCGGAGCCGTTGAGATCGACCGGGCCTTGGCGGCTTACACAAAGCAGCTTACGAGTGAAGCTTGGGCCTTCGTGGTCATTGACGACACAGAGATCAGTCGTGATAGGTCACTATTGAACGATGCGACCACCGCCTTAGAGAGAAGCGGCGGGTCTCTTCGGATCCGGGAGATAGAAAACTTCTCGATTTACACCGTTGTCCCGGCCACGAGTTCAATTTCAGGCTTAGCGCAGAGAGATCAGGCGGACGATATTAAGATCGCCCTTTACAAGTCGATCGTCGGAGCTGTGATTTCAAGCAGCTTAACGACAGATCAAAACTTTATCGTGACGCCTAACGGTGACGGGTTCTTCGGGTATACCAAAGCGGCGTATATTCACCGTTTTGTTTTCCAAAGTATTAGGGATATACTTGGGACTGATATGGTCGCGATTGAAGATTCTGTAGCCTTCCGCGACTTTGCTCTCGAAACCGTGAACGACTTCGATGAGATCCTTACATCGGTAACCGTTGACCTAGACGATACGCCACTACCATGAAAAAACGAATCAGATTAAACACGCCGCTTCTGAAACACCCGCAAGGGAAAGAGCTCGATATTGAGTTTTCCGACGGAGTCCCTGTCGATCGTTTTTGGCGCCGGCGTTTCGCAGATGCGAAGGTTGATAATTGCATCGAACTTGTCAAACCTGAAAAGAAGGGTAAATAAACATGGCCGGTAACAGCATAATTTCACAGCCAGAAGCGACAATCACGCTTGTTCCGGCGCTTCAGCAGGTCGGCAACACGGCACAGAAGGTACTGATCGTGGGGCAGATGCTCACTGGCACCGCCACAGCTGGCGAGCTTCAGGAGCAGATCCAGAACTCGAACAACGAAGACGCGCTCTTCGGCGCCGGGTCCATGGTTGCAGGGATGATTCGAGCTTTCAAGAAGATCAACAAAGCCACGCGAGTCGATGCAATCGGTCTGGCCGATGCTGCAGGAACGCCGGCTGCCGGAACTGTCGTTTTCACCGGTACCGCCACAGCGGCCGGTAGCTTCGAGGTAACCATTGGGTCGAACGCGAACCACAAACTCACCGTAGGGGTAGCCAGCGGCGACACGCCGACGGATATTGGCGCTACCCTGGTCGCTGCGATCGTAGCCGACACGAAAATCCCCGTATCTAGCGTCAATACGACCGGATCGGTTGCAATAACTGCCCTCAACGACGGCACGGAAGGAAACGACATTACTCTTCGGGTAACCGGATCCGCCGCAGGCGTCACCCCGACCGTTACCGCCATGGCCAGCGGCGCCACGAACCCGACCTTGACCGGGATCTTCGATGTAGTCGGCGACTCACGGTATCAAACTGTAGTTTGGCCTTTCTCATACACCTTGAGCGAGCTTAAGAGCTTCCTGGACCCTCGGTTCAACGCAACGAACGACATCCTGGACGGTATCGGAATCACCACCTCGACGGATACCTTCGCCAACCTGCAGACGGCCGGCAACGCGGAGAACAGCGAGTCTGTTCAAATCATGGGATTCACTCCGATCGACGACGCGCTATTCAAGGGCTCCGCAATGCTGGAGCTCGGCAACGTAATTTCTTCAGAGTTTGCGGCTATTCGGTCGCTCCGACTGACCGAAGACGCGAATATCGGAAATTTCGTTATTGCTACCGGTGGCGCCCGAGACAGCTTCGGCGGTCCGGCCCTGGCAAGCTTTCCCTATTTCAATACGCCGTTCGCCAATCTGCCGCTAATTCCTACCGGTAAGGGCTGGGATGCGACAGAGATCGAAAGTCTGTTGACCGCCGGAATCTCCACGATCGGTAACAACCGGGCGGGCAATACCACGATCGCGGGCGAGATGGTCACGACTTACAAAACAGACGCGGCAGCCAACCCTGACACGAGCTTCAAATTTATGAACTTCGTGGACACCTCTTCGAACGTCCGGGAGTTCATGTTCAATAACGTGAAAGCCCGTTTCGCTCAAAGCCGGCTGACTACCGGGGATGTGATCGAAGGCCGGTCCATGGCTAACGAGCCGATCATTCGGGCGTTCCTACAGGGGCTGTACGAGACTCTGTCCGATGTTGACTTTGTTCTCGTCCAGGCGGGCGAGGGAGCCCGGAAGTTCTTCAACGATAACCTCGTGATTACGATCGACCTTGATGACGGGAAGGTAACCGCTAACATGCAGGTTCCACTCGTCACTCAGTTCCGCGAGTTCATCGGTACCATTCAAATCGCGTTCAGCACAGAGGGTTAAACCATGGCAGCATTATTCGCGCCGACGGTCGTTGTTAATAACGTAGCCGTCGCCATCAAGCCCAACTCCTTCAGCTATACCGAAG